GAAGCGAAGTATTCTTCTACACTCATCTGCTTCTACAGTATCATTTGGAGCAAACTTAAACTGAAAAGCAAAATTTCTCAGTTTAGGACCACTAAAAAGTAATTCTAGATTAGGGTTAATGGTGTTTCCTGAACCACGAGCAATGAATTGTGCCGGATCTACATTAATACCAACTTTACCTAAACCATATTGTGCCAAAAACGCTGATAGTAAGGTTCCTGGTGCTGTACCGGGCCCAAATCCTCCCGAATATATCAAATCCAGGAACTCCTTAGCTCCAGCAAAAGCACCGGTAAAAAGTTGACCGACATTTCCATTTAAAGCACTTGAAGCTAGACTATTAGCAGCAAAGAAGGCACCTGCCTCAAGAGGGTTTGCTCTAGAATCACCCCAATCAATTCCATTACTCATGGAAAGATTATTTGGGATAGGAAGTCTAACTAACCCAAGATATTTTCGTAAGTTAGAGTTTCTTTGAAGACCATTTTCTATTGTGCCAACAAATGCATTTGCTTGATTTTTTCCTTTAAGATTATTGAACAAGTCTGCTTGAGGTGGTCTATAAATGAATTGTTCAATGGCAAGGAAATCTTGTCCACCAGCCACGTTGTCCCTTCCACCATAATTAGCATCTACGGGATATTTGAGACTGAGGGGTGCGTTGGACTTCCCAACAATGGACGCTATGAATTCTTCTCCACTGTCAATTCCAATTTGATCAATTGTAGCAGGAAAAACCCCGGATGTAGCAATTGCTGGTGCTGGTAAGTTTGAGCTTGTAGCGATTCCTGATATTGGAGGTTGTAGGGAGTTCGGATTTGGATTTGTTGCTACCTTATCCCAATAATTAAAGGTACCACTTTTATTTGCTGCCTGAACTGCGTCAAGGTAAGCGTTAGTTCCCTGGGAAAGAATATCTTGTTTCTGTATACCTACACTTGTGGCAAGAGCATCTTTGAAATCTTTATCACTAAAATATGCATCAAAACCCCCACTTCCAGGTAAATATCTTTGTACCTGATTGGTAAGAGTATTTGATACTATTATACTTTTAACATATAAAAAATCAGCATTTGCTACGTCTAAACTATATTCAATTGCTATAGTTTCAGATAGTCTATTAATATACGCCGTTGCGGTTGTCAGTCCGTTTTTACCGACACCTCTGGGAGGATTTTTCTTTGCCATCAGTAAATACTCCTTCCACTAATAGGAACTTCAACACCACCAAGATTACGTACAAATTCTTCAGCAGGCAGCAGTGATGCTTTGCCCCATTCCTCTGCTGCCACTTCTAAAAACAAACTTCTAACGTAAGATTTCAAGTATTTATGGAACCCCGCCGACCCGAAAAGGAATCCCATGTAATCTTCTCCGCCGCTTTGGATATCCTCCCGGAGATATTCTACAATTCCTACACGCTCCTTTGGTTTGTAGTAATGGATATTGGTGCCGTAGAAGATCTCGTTCTCCTCAGCGACGACCAGGACAAGGGGACTTCTGTCGTAGAAGGGTAAATCTCTAGCAGTTTTGGCATTATATCTAAACATCACAAGGTTGCCGATCGTAAGATCGGTCACAACTTTAGATTTGGGTAATTGTGACTTAAATTCCAAGTTCCTTCTCAGTAAAAATCTGAAACTCCCATAATCTATCGTCGCAGAAATTCTTTGCTGCTTCCCACTTTGCCTGGTTTTTGGCGTATTCGTAAACCTCAGCAACGTATTGCTTGGTCCTCTTTTTCTGTTTTCTTGGTTCTTTTACCTGTTTTGCTGGTTTTATTTCTACCAAACTTTCCTTCACCTGCCCGTTTGTTTTGACATACTTGACATAAAAGTCTGGAAAATATCGGTGATACTTATTATCTATGGGAGACTTGTATGGAATTACAATCTCCTCAGAGGACCACTTAAGAACTCTTTGATTAATATCACAATACCTCATAAATTTCAACTCCCACAGTGACCGATAAACAATATTTGTGGGATCACCTTTGTATTTTTGGGGGTGAGATGGTTTGAACTTCCCCTTATACGACATACATAGTATATTAAATCATCCTCTATTTAGAGTTAATATGGGAGAAGAATTAAAATCACTATATCTCAGGACCGAAGACCTGTACAATGAAAGTGGAGTAAATGCTGTCCCAGCGTTTAACAACACTTACAAGGTTGAATTGAAATTCAATCCTAATGGTGGGAATAATTCTTTATTGGGTTATATTAGAGATTTATCTTTGTTCGGAGTGGGTGAGAATCCAGATTCTCTTAGTTTGTTTTGTTCTGAGGCAGTTTTGCCCGGATCACAGATTACAACTCAAACTGTTGATGGATTAAGGCAAGGTGTATCTCAACATTTTGCTACTTTTAGAAAATACCCCGATATTGATTTAACTTATTATACACAAAAAAGTTACTATACTAATGAAGTCTTCAACGCTTGGTTAGAATATATCTCACCTTCTTTAGAATCTACATCTTCCGGAGCTGTTTTTGACACTGACAGAACAACCTCATCTTATAAAAAACTGAGATATCCAAATAGTTATAAATGTGAGATACTTATTACTGCTTTTGCTAGGAATCACTTGAGACCTGGTGAAGAATTCAGAAGACCTTCAAATGATGATCCACTGAGTGATGACTTCATGAGTTTAGATCGAGCACTATTACAGATTCCTAATGCTATTCAATATAGATTACTTAGGGCATTTCCTGTAAATATAGTATCTGCTCCTTTGGCATATGGTAACTCACAATTGATTAAGACAACTATAACGTTTAAGTATGATCAATTCTTTATTAATAGGCATGTGAATATTGATGATGGTAGAACTGACAGATCTGTTGGTTTGCTGCCAGCAGTTGGAACGTCAACATCATCGGGGTCAGGGAGATCAACACAATTGCGAAAAATCGCAGATAAAAATACGAAATAAATGACCTAGCGGGACGTTAATAAATACAGTCACTGAATTGAATATCTATGCCATTACCAAAGGTTTCTACACCTACATTTGAACTGAATTTAATTTCTACAGGTAAATCAGTAAAGTATCGCCCATTTCTTGTAAAAGAGGAGAAATCTTTACTAATTGCCCTTGAGAGTGAAAATGAAAAAACCATTCAAAATACACTGAAAGATGTATTGAAGGCGTGTATCACGTCTAGAGGTATTAAAGTTGAAGATCTTCCAAGTTTTGATTTGGAGTATCTATTTCTTAATATTCGTGCCAAATCCGTAGGTGAAAGTGTAGAACTATTGATTACTTGTCAAGATGACGGAGAAACTCAGGTTCCTCTAAAAATTCACACTTCTGAAATTGTGTTGGATGTTCCTGAGGATCATCCAGAGGTTATTGACCTGGGTAACACTCTTAAGATGACATTGAAGTATCCTTCATTGACACAGTTTGTAGAAAACAATTTTCTAGTTTCTCAAACTAATAATGATGATGCCATCAACAAAGCATTTTCTGCTGTAGTTGATTGTGTAGACACCATTTATAATGATGAGGAGGCATGGTCTGCCTCAGACTGTACCAAGAAAGAACTCACCACATTTGTTGAGGGTATGACATCATCTCAGTTTGCTGAGATTGAAAAGTTCTTTTCCACAATGCCAAGATTGGTATACCGTGGAACAGTTGTCAATCCTAAGACAAATGTTGAGAGTGAAGTTGTAATTGAAGGTCTATCAAATTTTTTCGCATAATGATGTATCATACGACTATCTCTAACTTTATGGAGGAGAATTTTTCGTTGATACAATACCACAATTGGAATTTGTCAGACATTGAGTCTTTGATTCCGTGGGAACGTGAGACTTATATCGGTATGCTTAAGAACTATCTCGAAAAGCAGAGATTAGAATACGAGCAATCAAAAAATGCCTAGTGCCGGAGAAATGATGTCCATGCGGGGCATGGGAATGCCTCGCACTCGCCGTGGAGGGGGGACAAGACGTGTCATGATGCAGCGTCCTGTTACCCCCATGCTGCCGCCTGCCGCACCTTCGGATAAGGGTGGAGCACTAGTGGCAAACAAAAGTCCTAGACTTCGCCCACTTTCTGAGAGAATGGCATCTGCTTATGACAAATTATATAAGGATGGTAAACCACCAGA